AACTCTATCAACAATAGACCTAATACCTGAACCAGCTGTAGTCATTCTGGCGGCTAAGTCATTATCACCAACCACTATTCCCTGATTGAAATGCCAGGAATCATCATCGTTTTCCCATAAGATAGATTTATCACTATCGCTAGACTTTAATATAATACCGCCACCATCTATTGCTGTATCTGCTCCTTCTGATCCGCTTGGAGAGTGTGCTAATTCGATTAATTTATCGTCTATTTGGAGAGTTGTGCTATTTATGTAGGTAGAAGTACCATTTACAGTTAAATCGCCTCCTATGGTAGTATTTCCGCTTATATCTACTGCACCATTTATATCTATAGTAGTTGCGTTAATTTCTATTTCAGTATCAGATACGAGGTCTAAGACTCCATCTGCTGATTGATATATATAAGTTCCTGTATCACCAAACTGTAATTGATTGGTGCTAGTCATCATTAAAGCATTTGTACTGATCTGGAAACCAAATGTTGTTCCGTTATCTCCATCTTTAATTGATACTAGGGTTGTTGAATTTCCACCGCCATCACGATCTACATGAAGTAATTGTTCATAACTACTGGCAATGGTTTGCCCTGTTAAAGTTGCCATTAAATTTCTCCTGTTTCTTTAAAAACCTTGCAGCTTACCGCCCATAACAGATTTGACATGGCTACAAGTAAATCTTTATACAATATCTTCCCATTTTCTATGTTCTAATTGCCAGGTATCGTTTATTATATTCCATAAATCACGAGCTAACCTAGCAGTTTGCGTTACATGGGAAGCTAATTTTAATCCTAATTTTAACATCAGCCTACATAGGCTATACATTTGCCAGATGCAAGAGTGAAACCACTCCATCGGCCAAAGATAGTCATTCCTTGTGGAAATGTTACGCTATCTATTGCAGCACCACCATTTGAATCAATGATCGTTCCTGTACCAGCATCATCTGGATATAATTGTTCTGTTTCTGCTACTAATCCGCCACTTGCTGAAGCAAATACTGTATCTTCTATAAATTGTATCGCTACAAAGATACCAGTACCAGCCGAACAAGTTACTGCTGTTGTTCCTGTTACCAGGATAGAACCAGCTTGACCAATAGAAAGGTTCTGAGCCTCTACTACTGCATATTGTCTCGACATATTTTCTCCTTAATCGCTTGACGATTCTCTGTAAACCATTGCAAGATCACCTGATCCGATTGTTACTGCAGTCCACTTACCATAAATAGTTGTTCCAGATGGAATTTCTACAGATGATAAAGAATCCCATATATCTGTATCTGCGGAGGTAGCACTGACAGTTGTTGTATCGGTATCTAAAGCGGTAATTGCAACATAAGTATGAGCATTAACAGTTGCAGCAGCTACATAATCGCACCCACCAGCCCCTGTTAGAATACCCAACGATTCCATCGCTGGTCTGCTTCTTATATGAGCATTTGCCATTTACTTTTCCTTTTTCTTTGATTTCTTAGGCATTGGATTGCCGTTTTCATCGCATTCTTCAAATCTATCTTTTAAAGATTCTAAATCATGCCTACTTGGATCATATTTTACCATAAATCCGTTTGGTTTTTTAAAATATTTCATTATTCCTCATTTCAAGGGAGGCAGCCGAAGCCGCCCCCCATCATTGATTGGTTAATTATGATACATCACTTAGGATATATACACCAAAAGCATCCTTGATTTCTACTTCTCCCCAAAACCCAGTCATTTGTTTCAGTAGGTTTTTTATCCTACATCCCAAACTTTCGTCTGGGTATCGGCATACTTTTTTATCTCTATTTGAGATAGTGCGAACTCTTGGAAAGATTATATTCTGTATAACAGTTTCACTTTCTATGCTCTGCCCCTGACCTTGATTTTTATCAAAGCCTTCGGTTCGAGTTAGCATATCTTTCGACTTAGCTTTCTCGCTTAATTTCGCACTCATAATAAGCATAATCACTTATGCAAACGCCACTTGTGTAGCAATATATTCAGTTGATCTGAATGATGCGTTTCTTTCGGTTTCGAGTCTAAATAGACCTTCAGGGCCAACAGCTAGTCCAAATGCACCTTTTGAAAAAGCGAATCCAGCAGCATCTCCGCCACTTGATACATCTTCATCAATTTGATCTGACCAATAAACGTCAAATCCAGCAATAGAACCAACATAACCAGCAGCTAATGCTTCTTCACCTTTAGCACCCATAAGTGATAAAGGTTTAGCGTTACTACCAGTTACAGCTGAGTCATGTAGCAAGGAAATCAATCCTTTTGAACCCCATACTTGTTTTGGTGAAAGTACCAAGTTATATGGGAAAGGTGCTCCAGCAGCTCTCATTTGTCTCATTGCACCAAAGCAATGGGAAAGAGCTAAACTTGTTCCAGCACCACATTCAGTTTGTGATAAGGATTTTCCTAATTCTACCAAATCATCATCTAGCTTCGCAGCAACGGCATTTCCGAGTATTTGACCGACATTGCCAGTTAAATCCTCTGCGTTACCCATTCTAGCTAAATCACTTACGTCAGCACGAATAACGTGCTCACTAATAGTTGCACTACGAGCAGCAGTTGTAATTGATGTTACAGTAGAATAATCTGATCCATCTGTTGCAGCTCCTACACTACTTGAAGCAATTTTAGTATAATCTGGAAATTGAACAGTTATTGCACCTTGAACGGCTTGTTTCGCCTGAACCAAAGGATACATTACATTTGAATGATTGAAGGCTATTACAGCATCACCGATAATCTTTCCAAGACCACCTTGTGCTACGCCAGTATCTGTTTCAGCCATAGCTTCAAACTCCTATAGTTTAACCATCCTATCAATATATAAATGTCTCACGATTTATATAATCAAGTAAGGTTTGTTAAATTATTCATAAGGCTTTCTCAATTTACCTTCACCCCAACCACTAAATATTCCAATGCTTCTAGGTTTCTTTCCTTTTTGTATTCTCTCTCCACGTTCTTCATAAATGTCAATATAGTCATCATAACTGACCTTCTTTCCTTTATAAGTACATTCGATGTCATGCCCTCCATTAATCTTGCGATCTTGGAGTTCATTATCAGGATCGAGTTTATCTTTTAGAATATTAGCTGCCATAACCGATCTTTATCTTACCAGATGTTTGAGCGGTGTTTGCTTGTTCATATCCTTTCGGATCAGCAGCAGCCCATTCTTCAAAGGATGTAAATCCACCCATCGCTGACGGTTTAGTGTTGTCTGTTGAGGCTGGTTTTGGCCTCGTTTTCAAACGTTCTACATGAACTTCTAACTTCTCAAGCGGAAGTCCATTATAGATTTCACGATCTTCTTCAGGTAATACAGATAATAACGTATCTCTACGAGTTTCCTGATATTCATCAAAAGCGGCAGCTTTAGAATTAGCCGCATCTAGCTTTGCTTTCATTTCTTTCATAATTGTTTCATATTCACCTTTAGATTCCAACTCTTTGAGTTTTCTATCTTCAGCTTCTTTTTCAATCTTTTGCTTTAAAGCATCTAGTTCATCTCTTAATGTGTTTTTAGCGTCATTGACTTCCTGAAATCGTGCATAAGGAACTCCATCGACTGGCTGTTTTTCTTCGTTGTCAGCATCAACGACTGCCTCTTTAACGTCTTGGCTCTCGACTTGTTGTTCTTCCATTTTTACCTCTTGTTTGAGTTGTCCTTTATCCAATGACAAAGGTTTTTGTTTCATTGGTCGCTTTAATATTGCGATCAATAGTTGCATTGATTTGTTTATCAATAAATCTTTCTATACCTTTTGAAACAGGCTTTCTTTCTGTCGTAACTGTTCTACCCATATCTTCATTCCATTTTACTTTTTCTGCATTTGTTCCTGACCATCCTATAATAACACCATCATTTGTTGCACTTCTTGTTTGTAAGTTTCGCATCATATCACCAGTAAGGGTTAGGTTCGGCTTTGTACTTCTTGAAGATTGTCTTTTAAATCTTCCAGATGCTTTAGCTATTGCATATCCTGATGAATAACCTTTAAAGTTTTTATTATTAACATCTTTACCGCCAACTGTTGTATGCACTCTTATTCTTTCTGCTACTTCATCGCCTAACTTCTTCCAAAAGGATGCTTTTGTTTTAGGTATATCTTTTAATGGTTTAGCCACGTTGAATCTGTTGTGTTTGTATTTCTTTTTTTGTTGCTGTTAATTTCTTGCTTACAGATGTTTCTCTTGCCCAGCGATGCCGACAATTAAAACCTCCACCATCACCAAACGCTCCAGGGTATTGCGTTTCTATTTGTTCCCTTGTTAATGATCCAGCACTTGCCATATCTAAACATATATCTCTTGTCTTATCATCTACTGGGCCTTGATATACATACGTTGCATCAGGTGGATCAAGCTCTGCCATTTCTAGCGTTACGTTTCTTTCAAATGTATTTAATGCAGTATTCGCTAAAGTTTGTGCTTGATCTGCTCTTAATACACCGCCAGAACCTTTTAAAATACCTTCAGCTATACTTGCCTCACTTGCACCAGCTAAGATTCCTCTAGCAACTTCTGTTCGTATTGTGTTTCCCATAATACCAGCTTCTGCTGCAAACTTTGCTCTATCCATTCTAAGTAAAGCGGTCAATGATTCATTTGATACAGCTCCTGTCATTTCCATACCAGCTAAAACTCTTTCATAAGACAACATCAGTTTGTCTATATCCGCACTAAGGTTTAGGCGGTTTAATATCATATCTTCCATATCTAATGCTTGAAGTATTAATAGCATTTCATCTTTCGTATATCCTTGTTTCTTCAAGTCAAGTATTTGATTCACCAATTCCCTTTGCACCTTTTCAACTGCTTTAGAAAATTGTATTGCTGCGTTATCTTTTAGATCAGGCAACTGGAGTCCTCAATGCGTCTAGTAATGGAGATCTGGGTTCTTTAGGTGCTTCTTCATTTGTTCCTAATTTCTCAGCTAATTCTTCATCACTTATATCTGGGTTGAAATGACGTATAATATCTTCTTGGTCTATGATACCCATTTCCTTTTTAATCTTTAATACTTCTAATTGTTCTTTTTCTGAGAGTGGATAGTTGACCTCTCCGAAGTCCACGCTATAATCTTCAGATAGATTTTTACCTGTATGTACTTCAATAATTTTTCGATCAATTTCATATCTTGAAGCCTCCCATTCTTTCCATAATGGAATATCGCTTTGTCGTGATTCTAAATTCTCTACATCTTGTATTGCTAATGCGATCCCTGATTGTACTTGTCCAGCATCGCCCCATTTAATCTGCAAGGAATGATTTTGAGCAGTTATAGATAGCATTGCTTTAATTGATTCAATCATTGCTGGAATACTTCCTGTTGGGCTTACATAATTAAACGATGCACCTTCTGGCAGTATAATAGCACGATCTATTCCTGATCTTATTTGTGATTGTGCTTCATGTACTCCACTTATTACTGGTTGGCCCAAAGAAAAGCGAACTCCTAAAGCGATCTCAGTCATAGCAATACCAGCATGAACAGCAGCTCTAGTTACATCAGAAGCATCGCCTTGATTGAATAATCTACTTATAGGTAATATATCATAAGGGTTTGTTCCGTCTCCTCCTGGTATGTTGATTACTTTACCAGCTTGATCATATAAGAAATGCAGACCTTTTTCTCCATCTCTTGATTCTGACCAAAATACAAACTGCCTTCTGTGGCCTATCTTTTCGATTTCATAAGTATATGCAAATGGTTCGGATTCTCCTTGAACATAGTATTCCTTCACGAATGGAAGAATATCATACTCCACTCGCTGCCTTCTTTCATTCCATTTAGAACGTAAATGACAGCCTCCCAACAGCCACGCTATTTCTCCGAACTCTCGCATCTTTGAATTAAGATGATGCGTCATCATTCGATAATCTTCTGATTCTTCTCCACCTATGTAGCGTTTAATTTCATTCTTTAATAAGAGCATTCTAGCTCTTGCAAATCTTGGTACTAATCGCATAGGAAACATTGGTACTTGACTTAGACTTTCGCCAGGAAACCATTGCTCTAAATGCGTATCTAAATTCCTATTGTAATAAAAATCTAAAGCAGTTGCTTTTTCTGCGTTTTCTTTTGCTTGTAAGTTTTCCCTAGCTCTGCGTATTGATTCTAATACTAGCTGCTCACTGTATTCGGGTATTACTACTGTATTAACTGATTTCATGCTTTATACATCCAATTCTCAAAATATTGCGTCAACTGCCTCCCGAAATTCTGTTCTATTTGTCTTTGTAATTCTTGTTCGTGTTTCTTATTTGCCCTATGCCCTATTATCCACATGGTAGTAAATACGACATTTAAGGTCGCACTTAATCCTAGTAAGAACTCTACCATTGAACGGATGTTCCCAACTGTTTAACGATTGGCCACTTATATGCGATTAAATAACTACAGGCATCCAGTGCATGGCTGAGAGAATCGTCTGATCGTTTATCTAATGTACCTGATTTATCTCTTTGGCATTGTTCTAAGTCTTTAATTAAATAAACACATGATGGATCAACTGTCATGCTTATCTTTCCGTTTGCATCTTTTAGCTTACGATTTAAAGCATTCAATCTATCCTTTACTGGAGGGTTTGCTTTCCTGGCTATAATACGAAAGCCGAAATCTCTTAGTATCTGGTGATCTGATTTACCTGTTGTAGATCGTGCCGAACCAGCACTGTCAGGAAATATCGTATTAACTTCTGGCCATCTCTTTTTAATCTCTCTAGCCATTTCTTCTGTGTTAGAGTTAGTAAGTCGTATCTCATCAGCATAATGAATTGTTTGATTTGTATATTCATAGACCTTAACCGCTGTCATCCAATCTACATTGAAGTCCATCCCTACATATACTTTAGGCGATGATTCAGCATCACTCTTTAAATGAATGTTTCTATCGAAGTTATATGCTGCTCTATTCTGTACTGTTTCAAAGGTTGCTTCAAACTCTTGGCTGAAAGACCTAGCATCCATATTCTTTCTAGCTAACTCTATTTCTTCTGCATCTACATAGCCATGCTCTATTGTTTTAAACTGCCAAGACTTCCAATTAGGATCACTACCCTGACCTCTTAAAAATATATCGTGAAAGTGATTATATCCAGAAGGAGTGCCGACAAATAAGGCTCTACCTTTACTGGTTGCTAACATAGGCATAACAATTTCCTCGAATACTTTAGGCTTCATATAAGCGTATTCGTCTAATACTACAGCGTTGCTGCCGTTCATACCTAGCGTTACACCTCTAAGCGAATCTTCATTATCCGCCCCTTTGAGTTCAAATGTCGCTCCATTCAGCGTTATCGACAATTCTGACTCGTTTACCTTTGCTTGTGGATATTTCTTGAAAAAAGTCTTCATCGTGGGCCACATAACTAGTTTCGCTTGGCGGTAAGTTGGAAAAATAACCCAGCGGCGTTCCGTTTGGTGTATTGTTCCATCCAATAACCATATCAACGCCAGAGAGCTTTTTCCCCACCTTCTTCCGCTTACCAGACATAAGTATTTATTCCTTGCATCTAAAATTTCCCTTCTTATTGCATCTATTTCCATTCATCGTTCTATCAACTTGAATGGCTCTAATCTTGTTGTTTGATCAATTCTTTCTAATGCTTTGCCCTCTGTCCTATCAGCGATAAACTGTACCGCCCAAGGTTTGCCTTCTACCGCATATTGAAACACCTTACGCATAACTACTTCCAACTTAGATAATCCATCCATTGTTCCTTCTTCATCGCTTATCTTCTTTAATATATCTGGAATAGATTGCACACCTTTCGGTCTTCCTTTGCCAACTGAAGCTGTATTTCCAGCAACAAATTGCCCTTTATTATTCCGATTACTTCCGTTTTTAATCGGCTTAGGCACTTGCAGCCTCAATTCGTTCTGCCTTGTTTCCTGTGTATTCTTCCCAACGCTTTACTATTACATCGCAGTAATGTGGATCAATCTCCATACCATAGCATTTACGATTAGTTTTTTCACAGGCTATTAGTGTTGATCCAGAGCCAAGAAATGGGTCTAAACATATCTCACCTTTTCCGCAAGAATTGTCCAATGCTTTTATTATTAATTCTACTGGTTTAATAGTTGGATGTTCAAAATGTTTCTCCCTTGATATTTCCCAAACATCATCCTGTTTTCTATCTGAGTACCATCTGCTTTTCTTTCCCTTTTTCCATCCAAAAAAAACAATCTCGTATCTTGAATGATAATGATGTCTTCGCAAAACAAATGAATCTTTAACCCATATTATCAAATGTGGCATCATTCTACAATATTTCTCGAATAGCTTGAAATACAGCGGAACATTAGATGAACCACCACAAAAATAAATAGCACCACCATTTGATAAATGAGCATCAATTAAATCAAAAGAAAATGGAATAAGTGTAAAAGTTAAATCTCCATGTAAAGCATTGCCTCCAGCACCAGTAACATTTACTCCATAAGGTGGATCGGTAAACACCATATCGGCTTTTTTACCATTCATTAGATGTTTACCATCATTTATGTTGGTTGAATCGCCACACAATACCCGATGTTCTCCTAATATCCACATATCGCCAGGCTTTGTAATTGCTTCCTCTACTTCGGGTATTTCGTCATCTTCTATCTTACCTTCAACAAGTTCTGGTTCTTTAAATTGTAAGTCATCATCAGTAAAGCCCCATTCTAATAGATCACTAACATCAAAATAATTAGCCAGGGAATCCCAATCCCACTCACCAGTATTTCTATTTAATCTAATATTTAATTCACGCTCTTTATCAAGCGTTAGGCTTACTTCTACACACGGCACATCTTTAAAGCCTAAATCTTTTGCTACTTTTACTCGCTGATGACCTCCAACAATAATGTTTTTTCGGTCTTTGTGTTTGTTCACTATAACTGGATCAACTAATCCAAATCTTGTAATGGAATCTTTTAGACCTTGATATTGGTCTTTTGTTAATTGGCGAGGGTTGTATTCAGCAAAGATTAATTGCTCAATAGGATATTGCTTTGTAGTAATTTGTCCTTTACTTGACATTTAGATCATAAGGCCCCATAATCGTTTAATGCTTTTCTGTCTTTCGGCAGATTCCACGGCTGCTTTTCCAGCCACTCCGAGTAGGGTAGCATTTAACCCTTCTATATATACAAGGATTTTACTACAAATTGATGGTGTTTTTTCTGCTAACTGAAGATATTGTTAGACTTAGTATTAGACAAAATTATTTGCTTGTCATCATGTATTCCATCTTCTCCATCGCTCTGTCTAAATATTTTCTTGCAGCGTGTTCTGATATGCTGAAGTTGTAAGCGATTTGCTTAAAGTCGTGTATCTCTAAATTATAATACGCATCAAATATTTCGTTTTCACGTTTAGAGAATTTTCGTTCAGATTTTCTACCAGCCAGGAATGCTTCCATTAATTCATTCTGACGTTCTTTCTTATTAATCTGATCTAAATATAAATCCTCGCCCTTTCCGCACATTGGACATGGTTGTTTCATAATTACCTCTGGTATGTGTGAGAGTTAATCCCATAATTTCTTTTTCTTTCGCCTTTTTTTGACTTGGTTTGCCGTTCTACCCATGCTTTTTAATTTCGCATTTAATATACGTTTGTTTCTTTTGCGATCTTTTGCTTTTCTATTTGGCATTAAAACATTTCTTGTTGTATTGTTGTTTTATAACTAGCGTCATAATTAATATTTTCCTCTTTTGGATATTTTAATATTTTATATTTCAACTTCAACTCTCTCAACCATTCTTTTTTATTTTTTCTTGATCCTATAAAATAAAAATATCTATGCTTATAGGTGCCTTTCATTTTTTTCCATTTCAAGAAATTTGCAATTTCATCTCTATTTAAATTTGGCATTTTTAATCTATAATCAGACATAATTCTACTATGTATCATTTTTCCTTCAGCATTTAAATAATAATCAACTCCTCCGCCTAATCCCGTATAAAGCCAATTTGTGGCTTGATAAATATAACCGCAATGATTTTGTCCTTGATCAGCATAACTAATCAACGATAAATTTTTAGGTAGTAAACTAAACGTCTTAGAAATAAAATGACTTAGAGCGTTTTTCTTTAAACCTTCATTAACACACAATCTTGTCAATTCAATCATTTTAAAACGTCCTAACATATTATTGTGATTATTAGCTGGCGTGCCGTAACAACAAACGCCGCACAATTCTTTATTTTCAAATAATCCAAAAGAATACATTGTAGCAGGAATTGATTTTGCATAATGCTTATATAACAACCACTCATGCGTTAGTTTTTTTTCAATACTTGAAACTTTAAAACCTTGAGCGGATTGTTGGAACCGCCCCAACCCCTCTTGAATGGTATTCAAGCGTTTCTCTCTTGAAACTTAATCCGCATTTTATACAATAAAATTTTGGGAACGGCTGTCAATAATAAATTAATCAATCCACACATCTAATTGGTTTATGTGTTCCCCAATCAGTTTTATTGTTAATCATTAAACCATTCCCATGTTTTGGGAGTTAGGTAGCCAACCCGATAAATCCTTATTAACTACCAACCCCACAGGCAAGTTAAGAGCCTTTCTTAATTCTAGGGTTAGTAAGATTATAACTCCCATTATTTCTTTTTCTTTGGACATTTCGTCATAAATTTAATTCTGTTTTCACCTGACTTCTGACCGCAATACATCGTTCCCTTCCATATTGTGCATAGTCCGCATCCTCTTTTCACTATCGGGCAATTTGCGTATGGGCGATATTTCTGATTTGCAACATCTTGAGTCTTGGAATATTTGTGATTTGTCATACGATTCTGTCTTTCCACATTTTTTACATTTACCTCTATAAAAACCAGTTATATCAGTTTTAATATCTTTTAGTGTTGTCTTGACTTCGCTAACAAAATCATTTCTACACCAATTCTTGAATGCTGCTTTATAATTCTTATATGTTTTACCATTAGCCAACATCCAATCACACCATTTGATAAATTCATGGTCAACATCAATATTAGGAAATTCTTTTTGTAAAGTAGGTAAATCAAGAAGAATTTTATTTATCTGATCAGCCTTTTTTTCTTTATCTTTAACCTTATCTTTATCTTTGTCTTTATCTTTATACCCTTGTAAGGGTCTTATAAGCCCCTTATTTTTATATAATTTGTATTTTGTTAATATGTTAATAACTGATAAATGAGCACGATTATTTTCATTTAATTGGCCATATTGAAAATCTATAAAGTCTTTAATAAACCAGCGTTTTCCATTATCTATTTCTTGGTATTGCTTTTTGAATACCTGGCGGATTTCTTTCTCATCTATACCATTGCAAAAGAAATGAGCTAATTCAAAATCAACTTCCCAGATTCCAGCATGATTGCATTGATCTAATAAATACATCCAAAATACTTTATTATCATTACTTAACTTACGAAACCAAACCTTTTTAAATTTATCGGTATCCGTAAATCGTTTAGACATAATCAAAATCCTGATCTAGCTGCTTTAATTGTTTTTTTAAGTCTTGATACAATTCTTCTTTATCCGCTTTAGTGCGTTTACATATTGTATTGGCTTCTTTTATTAATTGTTGAAACTTCTTTTCGCCTAATTGTTTGCGTTTATATTCAACTGCTAACATAGGATGTTCGCCCAATTTACGATGACATCCTTTACAAACTGCATCACAATTTAAGAAAGAATAACGAACCGATTGCTTTCTTCTTCCAAAACCAGTATGAGAACAATCCATATTATA